ATGTATGAACTAAAAGAAAATCCGTATCCGATGCAACCTAGGGAACGCTTAGAATTTTTAGGAGAAGAGTGCTTGTCTGATGTTGAGCTGTTAGCGATATTATTGCGAACAGGGACAAAAAAATACTCATCATTAAATTTGGCCTTGGAAATTCTTCAACATTTTGAAACTTTGGATAATTTGCGCAAAGCTTCGATTAATGAACTCAGAGAAATTTCAGGCATTGGACTGGCAAAATCCATTGAAATTCGAGCAATGATTGAATTTGGAAAAAGGATACAAACCACTAATAGAAAACGTTACGGTCAAGTTTTGAGTTCCAGAGAATATGGCTTGAGTCTTGCTTTTGAAATGCAAAATTTTGAGCAAGAGCATCTTGTGGCGACTTATTTAGATGGTCAAAATCGAATTATTGAAAAAAAGACAATTTTTATAGGGGCGGTTAATCAGGCAACTGCAAGCCCTAGAGAGATTCTTTATCATGCAATAAAAAATCTCTCAGTAGGACTGTTAGTTGCACATAATCATCCCTCAGGAAATTTAAAACCAAGTCAAGCTGATAAAATATTTACTACCAAAATAAAAAAATCTTGCGAGGATGTGGGGATCAATTTTATTGATCATATTATTGTAGGGGCTGGTAATTATTTTAGCTTTCGGGAAGAAGAGATCAGAAAATGAAGGATTATATAACAAACAATCACTTCTCAACTATAAAGCAAAGAAAAAGAACAGTCAATAAAAAACTGTTCTTTTATTTTGTACTAATTTAGTTTTCTTGAGCTCCCATGAAAAACTACATAGTAAAGGATAGATGTGCTTTAGATAATGGCTTTATTCTTGATTTTTAATGATTTGTTGTATTTTTGTTGTAAGAAAATTATAATTCCATTAGTAGCTCAATTATTTTATCTTTATCTTTATTTTCTAGCTCTTTTATAATATGGATATAGGTTTGTTGTGTGATAGCCACACTTGCGTGTCCTAGACGTTTTGAAACAGTCATGATATCAACTCCATGATAGAGGAGAACAGAAGCATGAGTGTGCCTTAAACCATGTACAGTAAGTGGAGTAGAAATATTTAGTTTTTTCAATGCATGATCTAATGTATTTTGCAAAGCTGAGAGAGTTATTATTTTTCTATAAGGATGATAACAAACAAAGTCATGTATCGGTTTTATACCCAAACTTTCAAATAATGTTTTTTGCTGTTCTCTAAAATCTTTTAGCAATTTCATACTTTCATCATCTATAACAATATCTCTTATTCCAGCATCTGTTTTGGGCTTTTTGAAACCACCGACTTTGTTTCTGTAATTCCAAGTTCTGTGGCACTTAATGACATTATTATCAAAATTAATATCATCCCAGACTAATCCAAAAGCTTCACTGGCTCTCATGCCAGTAATTGAAATTATAAACAGCATAGTGGGAGATGAATAGTTTGGATTAAGCCTATTTCTGAAATAATCAACTAATTGCTTGTATTCATCAAAATTTACAAACTTGTCTTGCTCTGCTTTATCATTTCCATTACCTTTAACTACTGCACGAGTGGTAAAATCTTTTTGCAGTCGTCCCTCTTCAATGAGTGGTTGAATAGATGCTCTAACTCTAGTATGAAACCCTTTTGTAGATGCTTTGGCATGTGTTTCAGCAAATTTATTTAGCGCTCTTTGATAAGAAGATGCTGTTATTTCGGAAATTAAAACATTTGGCATATAGGTTTTTAAATATTTTAACGTTTGCTCATAACCTTTATAAGTCATTTCATCAATTGCATTTTTCTTATAAAGTTCCATCCAGTCTTTAAAATATTCGGAAATTTCTTGCTTAATGGGGTCAACAATAAATCCTTTTTTTAGTTTGCTTTCAATATCCATTGCTTCAGCTTGTGCGTCAGATTTTGTAGAAAAGCCACCCTTTGTTAGACGAGGAAGTCCTTGTTTTGTTCTTGATATTGAATACTGCCAAGTTTTACCACGCTTTTGATATGTAGCCATATTTGCTTTTTATACCTCATTTCTGATAAAATGGTATAGTAAAAAGCTTGTTAAAAGCCTTTATACTATTTTATAGTTTAAAACCGCCTATCGTCTCCAAACTTGGGCGGCTTTTTTTATTATGAATTAAATTTAGATTTGCTTGTTATTTGTCCTGTAGCTTTATCATATTGGATAGTGATACTTTGAGTCTCACCTTTGAGCCATGAGATAGAAGTCCAGTTTACTGTAACTATAGTTTGATTACCTATACTTGATTCTGAAGTAGTATCTGGTTTACCAACTTTTGCTTCAATTTCAGCATAAGGAGTACCACCAGAGTAAGACATAGTTCCATCATCGTTGATGTTGGTTTGTGCAGATGTAATAGAATCATAAATTTCTTGTGTCCATCCTGATTTTGGTTTTTCAGAAGAACTAGAAGAAGCTTTAGCTTGGCTAGAAGATTTAGATGTTGCAGTAGACTTAGAATCTGATGAATCTTTATCTTTGTCTTTTCCGCCTCCTCCAAGTGCGCTACCGATAACCGCAACCACGATTACTACAACAATCCAGAACCAAATTCTTTTATAAATTGGTTTTTTAGCTTTAGGAGTTTTTCCATTTTTCATAAGTTTATATTTCCTAACCTAGCTTTTAACGAGATTCGAGATATTGCTCGTAGTTTTTTATTTGAATAAATCCCACAATGAAAATGAGGTCTTTTTATAGACTTTATTATAAGCAGCTTTTTTCGGATTTTTAATCCAACCCACGCCCTTTTTTCCATATCCAGGAATAAGGGCTTTTTTTACTTTACGCTTATATTTTGTAGTTGTTCTAGCTTTTAAGCTTTTTGTAATGCTAGGCTTTCTCGTTCCAAATTTCACAAAACACCTCTTTAAATTACCTTTTCGGAATTAAATTTTGAACTTAAATCCAAAAGTGTACTCATAACTAATGATTCCCATTTGTGGTCGATATGACATGCATCCATTATACTATAAACGTTCCAACTTTCTGGTTCATCATCGGTGCTATCTAAATAATGAGTTACTTGATATTGAACCTCTTCTTTATCCCATGATTTAATTTTTGATTTTAAGACGATAATTTTAGTTAGCTTTTCTGGGCAACCAGTAACTTCAATGAATTGGTATAATTCCTCAGTAGTTCCTCCTTGTTGTTCAAAGAAATTCCAAAGTTTTAAAATAGCTTCAGTATTTGCTCGTTTTTCTTGCGGAGATGTAGAATCATAGTCATCGAAACGATGTATATCACAATTTATAATATGAATAAGTTCATGTGTGAGTTTAAAAGGTGTTGCGATTTGCGGATTGTAAATTGTTATCTTTTTTCTATTATTGGTAATAGCATCAATTGGGAAAGAATTGTCCCCTATAACATCAATTCCATGATTTTCTATTTCTATAATAGTCTGCTCTATAATTTCCTGTTTAAGCATAGAGCCTCCTTACTAGTCTTCTAAACGTTTTCCGAGAATTAACTTCATTGCATTTTTTACTTCATCAGACAATGGTTTTCCATCAAACGAAACCCATTCGTCCCAGTTTACTTTATTATCATCAACAAAATCAGCCAAGTCAACAGGTTCTTTCTTTCTTTGATTATCATCCAAACCAAGTAGAAAATCAACTGAAACGTTGAAATATTTCGCAACGTCTTTAACTTTATTTATACCAGGGTTTTTCTTTCCCCATTGTCTAATTGTTCCATTAGCAAATCCTAATTTTTCTTCAACTTGCCTAATTGATACATTTTTTTGAGAAGCAAGTTCTTTTATTTTTTCATATAAATCCATTTATATCAGCCTTTCACAGATGATACAAAAAATATTTGTAGAAAAAAGATACTTTTGTATTGACAATATCGTATCAATAGTCTATAATAGTTTTTGTAAAGAATGTTTATAAAAAGTTTAAAGAAAACCTAAATAAATACTAATGAACAACGCCGCCAAGCAAGTTTTATAAAGTGTTTTATAGGCTCTTTAACTATGCTTTTATTGTAGTTTATTGATACTCAAATGTCAAGCAGAAACATATATATTTTATAAACTTTCTTTAACTTTTTTATAAAAATAATGAAAGGAGAGGTTTATGGCAAAAGAAAAAATTGAAATATTTAGAAATGCTGTCAATAAATTAAAGGTTCAAAAAGGCTATACAAATAGATTTCTGGCAGAGAAAGTTGCTTCCAATGATGGTAGAAAAATACCAGATGGGAGAATGTCAAACATTCTAAATGGAAAAGAGAGTGGAAATGCAGCTTTTGAAATTTTATCAGATATTGTGTTTTTGTATGATTTAGAACTTGAAGATTAGAAAGGATCAGCACATGGAACAAGTCTTAGAAGTAAAGGCGACAATTCCAGTTATAATCCCTGACGATAAAATTTTGATTGATAAAATCGAGTACTTGGAACTTAAAAAACAAGACTTTGACGGTTGGGTTGGCATGGATGTATTCATAAAAAAATCAAACCGTAGTATTCCAACAGTCTCCAAAGTTTTAAGAAAACCTGATTTAAGAAAAAGAATATCAGTTGAAAACGGAGGTTGGGTATATTACCCAAATGGTAAAGGAGATAACTGGTCGTTTAGGTTTAAAGAAATGATGGATTTTATAAACAAAGAATTTTATCAAAAGTTTTCAGGAGGAAGTGGTCTATGAACTACACATACATAGTAAACCCAGAAACGGGCGAAATCCTGTTTGACCTATTTCACGACTTAATCACACAAAACATTAGAGCAATCAAGCTCATTGCTAAGAAATTAAATGCGGTGCTCCGCTAGAAAAGAGAACAAAACATGAAAACAAACACTTTATTTGAACAAAAACTTACTGAAATTTTGGCGCGTACATTGAGCGGAGAAGTAACTCCCGTTGAATATGCATTGAGCAACGAGCCAAGCGAAACCAAAGGAAAAGTTAACCAATTTGTGACTTTTAAGTATGAAGTTGATGAGCCTTCAGAAAAAGATGGACCTCAGTTGAAAAAATAAAACCCATCAAAATTAAATGCGGTACTCCGCTAGAAAGGCAGAAAATGCACTATATACCTAAATATTCAAGAGATAGACAAAATAAAAGACAGTCACAAAAATTTGTAACCGTCCTTGATGACAAACAAATGATAAAACTTAATCCTCTTGAGTTATCTCAAGTGATGGGGAGTTTAACCAATCGTGGTAACGCTCTAACATAGCTAAGTTAATTCCTAAAGAAATAGCTGCTATTTGATTACCTATACCTTGCTTATCATCTGTAATTGCTTGAAGCATAGGCTTAGCGCTATCTACAATTTCAGCAATTTCTTCTTCAGTAAGAGTTTTTCTAAATTCGATAAAATCTTTGATAATTTTATACCTCCTTTCAATAATATTTTGAAAGACAGGAGGGTGTTAGTTGGTATTAACGGATTTATCCTGAATCTCATTAACTCTATTATACTGCTACATGATATTTTAGTCAACATAAAATACTATATATTGTGTTTAATTATGTAAAAAACAAGAAAGGGACACTAAATGTTGTGGTCGAAGATAAAAACTAAACTTGTTGAGAAAAATATGACCGAGTATGAACTTGGAAAAGTTACAGGACTTGGTGCTCAACAAATTCATCAATTTAAAAAAAGAAATTCTGAAAATCCTCGTTGGCTAACAATGGTCAAAATAGCGGATGCATTAGACATCAGCTTAGATGAATTCAGAGAGAAAGGAAAATAAAATGTTCGGATTTAAAACAAAAGAAGAAAGTGCGATTCTTGCTGACCATAATAATACGGTTAGAGATATTAAAGAGATGATGGCATTGATTGACCAAATGTCAACTACAATCGCAACACAAGCTCAAATGATTGGTACAAGAGATCAATTGCTCGATGAAGCATATTTAAAACTTGAATCAGCCGAAACAGAATTAATTATTCGTCGCAAAAATGATGAATTTCGTCAAAAGTTAACAGTAGCAAAATAAAAAAGCCCGCACGGGAATGCGGACTAAGACGTGATGTGTCTATTAAATTTTATATCTAGATTATATCACGTTTCAACAAAAATAAGAAACGGAGAATTTAAAAATGGCAAATGAATTAGGAATCTTTAGTGTTGATAATTTAAATATGACCACAATTAAGCAATATTTAGATGGTGGTGGCAAAGCAAGTGATGCGGAACTTGTTTTACTTATTAATCTTTGCAAACAAAACAACATGAATCCATTTATGAAAGAAGTTTATTTCATCAAATATGGTAATCAACCAGCTCAAATCGTTGTATCTCGTGACTTTTATCGAAAACGTGCATTTCAAAATCCTAATTTTGCGGGAATCGAAGTTGGAGTGATTGTACTTAACAAAGATGGAGTTCTTGAACACAACGAAGGAACATTCAAAACTCATGAACAAGAATTAGTTGGTGCATGGGCTAGAGTTCATTTAAAAAACACAGAAATCCCAGTATATGTTGCGGTATCTTATGATGAATACGTTCAAATGAAAGATGGACACCCTAATAAGATGTGGACTAATAAACCATGTACAATGCTTGGAAAAGTAGCCGAAAGTCAAGCGTTGAGAATGGCATTTCCTGCCGAGTTTTCAGGAACTTATGGCGAAGAAGAGTTTCCTGAGCCAGAAAAAGAACCTCGTGAAGTGAATGGTGTAAAGGAACCTGACCGTGCACAAATCGAATCTTTTGATAAGGAAGACTACGCAGCAAAGAAGATTGAAGAGTTGAAAGAAAAAGTTCAACCTCAAAAAGAAGTTGTTGAAGAAACTGGCGAAGTTATTGATGAAGAGCCTTTGGAGGGATTCTAAAATGAGTGAAGTTATTGAAAACGAAGAAGTCAAGGATATCGAGATTGATTTTAAGCCAGCCGTTATAAATATTCTTGAAGAAGAAAAATTCAAAGCATCTATCAATCGAGTCGTTGCAGAATATACCGGCCACGTTCCAAGCGTAGAAAATTTAACGGTTGATAGAAAAACTCGGGCGAGCTTGAATAAACTAATTACTAAGATTGAAACAAGACGTAAAGAGATTAAAAAATCAATTAATGTCCCTTACGCAGAGTTTGAAGGTTGGTACAAAAAAGCGATTGCTCCAATGGAAAAAGTCATTGAAACAATTGATGCAGGAATCAAAAAAATTGAAGCTGAGCAAAAAGAATCAAGAAAAAAAAGTTGTTCATGAATTATTGGTTGAACTGACAACAGACACAGAAGTAGATTCACGAATCTTTGAAAACTTTGTTGATGACTGGGCCAAATCATCAAACTTTAATGATATTAAGCCTAAAAAACAGCTTATTGATTCTATTACTTATGTCATTGATGGTGAAAAGCAAAAGATTGCTGAATACAAATCTGCAAAACAAAGTATTTCAGACTTTTGTTTCGGAAACAATATAACTAGTACACCGTATATTAGAATGCTTGATAGTGGAAAAACTGTCAGTGAAATAATGGCAGTAATTACCGAAGATGTTCTTTTTGAGAAGCAACGCAAAGAAGCTGAGGAAAAGCGAAAAGAGGCAGAAAAACAGAGACAAGCTGAACTTGAAAAACAACAGCAAGAATACGAAACAAGAAAACTTGAAGAATCATTTAATGCTCTGCCCTCTCATGTTGGCCAAGAAAACGCAATAGCATTATCTCAACCAGAAGTAGTTGAACATGTTAAAGAAGAATTTGATAAAAAAGCTTCTCAATCACATTCTGAACTACCATATAAAGAACCAGAACAAATATATCATGCGGTAATTCTAGTAGAATTTGATATTAAATTTGGAGATATCGAAGCTAAAGACGAATGGAAAAAAGACATCGAAAAAAGTGGTGGCCGAATCAAAGAAGTGCCAGTATGGGAAAAAATTAAAAACATTTAATCTATGAGCAAACTGCAGTCCTCACTAATCCTGAGCAGTAGAATTAGAAATAATTCAACTTTAGCAAAGCCACCTTGGGCGGTGGTTTCGTATTTAGTCAAAGCTGGAGGGTGGCGGAACGAGCCGTAAAGTCAATGAGTATTTAGTGTTTACACATAACCACTCATCGCCAGCTTTTAATTTGAAAAATAAAACTTGAAATGAATATAGAAGAAAGGAGAAAGTTTGGAACAAAGTACAAAATTCTTCAATCAAATCCCAGTTCCAATTGTGGAAGCTGATGATTTAAATGATTTTGAAAAACTTCTTTTTAGTGAAATATACACGATGGCTAATTCTTTTGGCAGTATTTTTCCTTCAAATGCTTATCTTGCTAAAAGGTACGGCAAGACAAAAGGAACAGTTTCAGCTAATCTGAAGCGTCTTGAAGAAAAAGGATACATCAAATTAGAATATGAGTTTGAAAATGGAGAAGTTAAAAAGAGATATATTTATCCATATGTTGATAAATCGTTAGGGGGTATACCGAAGAATCCGCATACCCCTACCGAAGAATCATTAGGGGGTATACCGAAGAATCGTAAGTATAATATATCAACTAATAAATCAATTAATAAATCAAATAATAATATATCGGACAAGTCCGATAAAGAGTCTGATTTAGAAACTAGATTTAATAATCTTTGGAAAATATATCCTAACAAAAAAGGAAAACCGAAAGCTCTATTAGCTTATAAAAGAGCTGTAAAATCTGGAACGACAGACGAAGAGATTAAAACTGGTCTTGAAAACTATTTGGAAGAAATAAGAGTTAATTATACCCAACAAAACTATATAAAACATGGTAGCACATGGTTTAACGGTAAGGGTTGGGAAGATGACTACGATTTAATTCCTATTAAAAATCAAACGTACAACAATAATAAAGTTATCAAATCTGCTCCTAACTGGTCTAATCAAAGATTTGAAAAAGACGAAGAAATACTGACAGCGGAAGAATTCGAGGAATATATGAATGGCTTGGACTCTTAAAAAACGTGCTCTTGATGAGGGGCTATCAGAATATTACCGTAGCTTTATTCCTGGGATTACCCATAAACAATACTGCAGATATGTTGAAAAAGCTTATGAAGAGGAAATAGTATTAAGTCCTATCACTTTTATCGCAATAGTTAAAGGTATTGATAATGAAAAAGCAACCGAAATATTTTTTGAAAAAAATAAAGAACTGACAGATTCAGGAGTAATTCCTGCAATTGCTAGATTTGGAGAAGAAAATGAAATTTCTTGATTTATTTGCAGGCATTGGTGGATTTAGACTTGGACTTGAGCAAGCCGGACATGAATGTGTAGGATTTTGCGAAATCGATAAGTTTGCCCGGCAGAGTTACAAAGCCATTCACAACACAGAAGGAGAACGAGAATATCATGACATTACAACAGTCAGCAATGAAGAGTGGCGAACCTTACGCGGAACAGTTGAGCTTATTTGCGGAGGATTCCCTTGCCAAGCTTTCTCAATCGCAGGTAAAAGAAAAGGATTCCTTGATGAAACTCGTGGAACGCTATTCTTCGAGATTGCCAGAGCGGCTGAACAAATCAAACCACGGACTTTATTCCTTGAAAACGTTAGAGGGCTTTTATCTCACGACAAAGGGCGAACTTTTAGAACTATCATATCCACCCTTAATGAATTGGGGTACGATGCAGAATGGCAGATACTTAACAGCAAAAATTTCGGAGTTCCACAAAACCGAGAGAGGGTGTTCATTATCGGACATCTTAGAGGAGAACGTGGACGAGAAGTATTTCCTATCACCAGAGAAAACTCAGGGGCTATTAAACGTATAGTCAATGGTCGAGAAAGTCATGGTCATTCAACTTATGATGTATTTGGTACTGATGGAATATATCCAACGCTTAATACAATGCAAGGCGGAGGACGAGAACCAAAGATTGCAATAAAAATTAAAGAAGCCACTAAACAAGGATTTGCAGTGGCTGAATTAGGTGACAGCATCAACTTTTCTGTTCCAAATAGTAAAACAAGACGTGGCAGAGTGGGCAAACAAGTTGCTCAAACTTTAGATACTTCTTGTAATCAAGCAGTTATCGTTCAAAACCCATTAAAAGGTAAAACAAAAAATGGTTGGCATTTTGAACAAAATGTTTTTGATGTTGAAGGATTAGCAAGAACATTAAAAGCAGGTGGGGGAAGTGGAAATATTCCTAAAATTGTTCAAAAGCCAAGAGGTTTTAATAAAGGTGGAGAACATGAAGTTGCACCGACATTATCATCTAATTCTTGGCACGAAAATAATTTACTGAAATCAGGTATCAGAATTAGAAAGCTGACACCTCGTGAATGTTGGCGTCTTCAAGGGTTTCCAGATCGGGCTTTTGAAAAGGCTCAAGAAGTAAATTCAAACAGTCAGTTATACAAACAAGCTGGAAACAGTGTGACGGTACCAGTGATTTACGAAATAGCAAGGAGATTTGAATGAAGTTTGAATTTGAATTAGATAAAATGCCAACTACTCAGCAGCAAAAAGGCATTAAAAAAGTGAAGGGTAAACTTCAATTATATGACCGTAGAGGAACAAACAACTACAGTCTTAAAGATCAACTCATGAAAAATAGACCGAAAGAGTGCTTTGAAAAAAACGTTCCTTTGAAGCTATCCGTTACTTTTTTCTACGCTATCAAGCAAAAAAAGCGTTGGTGGCAATGGAAAACAAGCAGACCTGACTTAGACAATCTTATGAAGAACTTACAAGATTATATGACTAAGTTGCGTTATTACAGTGACGACAGCCAGATTGTATGGCTTGAAGCTAAAAAGGTTAATGACGAGAAAAACAGAATAGAAATTGAAATTACAGAGGTATAAACCATGATTAACATGATTAAAACAAATTTTATCACTTTGAAAAAGCTGTATGGATTGGCAAGAAATAATAATTTCAACGCTAACCACAAAGACTTATCTGTGAAAATCAGCGGTCGAACTAAGCACAATCACGAACTTTCTCAGCTTTACTTGGATATTTGCAATAAATACAACCATTCAAAGCAAATGAAATGGAAAGATTTATACAAAATACTTGAAGAATTAATTTCAGGTTTAGCAATTGAACTTTAATAGCTCTAATTCATGAAAATTACGGTTACATTGAGCGCTTAAACCATTTCATGGATAATTTATCACGAACTAGACAAAAGCGCTTAGAAAAAGAATAAAGGCAATAAAATGAATGATGAAAAATTGTTGGAACTCCAAGAATTATTTATAAAAAGATTGAATGAATTATTCCCTTACAAAAATGGAGGGAAACACAAAGATTTTAGTCGGCTTGATGAATTGAATTTATCAACCGAAGACAGAAAACATATCACTATGAGTGCTAATGCGATATTTAAAGCTCGCAGAATCGCTCCAATTCGTTCGCTGACATTGATAGGTCCACTCTTTAGCCCTGACGAGTTCAAGTTGTTTAAAGAAGCTTATGACTATCAGATAGATAAAGCTAAAGTAATTCGCAATGAACGTGCCAAGACGATTCACGCTTACCGAAAAACTATTGGGCGAAGTCCAAAGCCCTTTAGTGGTGGTATTGACAAGGAAAGCTTAATAACAACTGCAGATGGCGAAGAAGTCAAAATTATTAAGCAACTTGAATCAGGTAACTACATTGTAGAATTTGACAATGAAAAAAGACTTCTTGGCCGTGATGACATGAAACTGGCTAAAGCAAAGTATGTAGATTTGATATAAGAAGGAAAATTAGATGACAGTTGAAAGTTTACTAAAAACAATTTCAGAAGGAATGACAGTTAATGTAAAAGATTGCTATGGAAATATGATTATCCGTTTTAAATTTGGAGATGATATCGAAGTATTTTCTGCAAGTTTCCTTTTCCATAAAATCAAAAAAACTGAAATTAAAAATCAATTCGATTTAAATATTTATTTGGAGGACACGAAAAATGACTAAGTTTGAAGAAGAATTTAAAGCATTAACTAGTTGGGACTGGGTAAATGTTGATTTAATTCAGCAGATATTAACAAGATTCGGTAACTGGCACTCAGACGAAGACTTTCAGGATATGAAAGCAATTGGAGGGAGTTTCGCTCTAGCAAATCAAAATCTTATTGATGACAATAAAAAGTTAGTGAAAGAAATCACTAATTTAAAATCCCAACTCCAACAGCAAGCCCTGCCAGTCGTGCCTGAAGAGGTTGATAAAGCTATCAAATACTTGAAAACTCAGAATAATTTTGCCACACTTACTGATTTGAAGAATCTTGATATTTTGACAGAAAAAGGCTTTTGGTGGCTGAATGATTTCCAATTTAAAGATAGACGATTTGGTTTTGGAGGTCTAAATAATAAGTTATTTATCCTTTCTCATTTAGCTATTACAGGCTATCAAGTAGAAAAACCGCAGCTGTTCTATATTGACTTACCAAAAGTTTTTGGACTAAGCGATTCAACCGGCGACTCAACCGGCGATTCAACTAGCGATTCAACCTTCGTATCAAAAGCGGAAAGTGGAATAATCTCAGAATTTACAAAAGGAAAAGATTATGCATTAAAATTAACAGAACAAGAAATCAAGTCAATTGATGAGCGTTACTGGCAGTTTGCTGTGCCTGTGGAGGACGGAGAATGACAAGAGGATTTAAAAAACTAAACGAAAATGCGACTATTCCAGAACGAGCGACAGAACATAGCGCAGGATATGACATTTCAGCAAGTGAAACAGTTACGATTCAACCTGATGAAATTAAAATGGTAAGCACTGGGCTAGCTGTTCAACTTGGAGATGATGAAGTATTGAAATTATACGACCGTTCAAGTAATCCAGTTAAGCGTGGCATTGCATTGATTAATTCAGTAGGAATTATCGATTCAGATTACTATCCGCAAGAATTTAAAGGCTTATTTATGAACATCTCAAAAGAGCCTGTAACCATTTCTAAAGGTCAAAGAATAATGCAAGGGGTATTTGTCAAATACCTTACAACAGACGATGACAACGCAAATGGAAAGCGTACAGGCGGATTTGGTAGCACTGGGGAGGTGTAAAAAAATGATGAAGTATGAAATACTTGCAAAAAATCTGGCTTCGAGCACTTATTCAAATGAAAATGAACTTAAGAAGATACTGGTTAAATTAACAGATTCAGATATAGCAACTTTGACATTGGCCTGCTTCCGAGCTGCTGAAAAATGCAGTCTTGACGTATTTGACTGCAACATAGTGATTGGAGATGATGAAAGATGAGTTATTATAGGATTTGCCCAAATTGTGGCAAAGGAACAGCAGTAAGATATGCAACTGACGATAGTCTGTGTGGCGAATGCTCCGACAATTCTTCCAACACTGACAAATTTTCGGCTGAAAAGCTCCAAAAAGAACTAGAGAGTTGCATCCAGACTTTGATTGAAGCAAGCGCAGCAGCGACTATCATGCAAGATATTGTTGTTGGAAACCTTGTAGATAGAAAGCTTGCAGACCTAGCTAAAACTCATAAACTTGCAGTTGATTATATCGAAAAAGTGACCGGAAAGAATATTGATGTTGTGCTAGCTGAGAATGCGGCGCTTGAAGCGGAGGAAGATGAATGAGCGATTTACCTAAAATATTAAGTAAACGAGAAATTGAACTCGAAGAACTTGAAGAGGCAAAATATGTACAGTCTTTACGTGATGATATTGAAAAACTCCAAGAACAGCTTAACACTGCGAAAAAGAATATCGAGCATGCTATTGGAACGATTAATCATGATGGGCATTTAGGAACTATTCAAACAGACTGGATTTTGCCTTATTTAGAAAAAGCACTCGCAGAGATTGGAGGGGATGATGAGCTGTAATCAATGTAAAAGCGAATATTATATGAGGGTTGTGCAATATGCTAGACCATTGCTACAACCACTTACACCAGAACAAGCAGTTATGGATAACTTGCATGAAATGACAGGTAAAAGATTTTATAGAATTTATCCAAACTTTTGTCCAATGTGTGGTGAAAAAATTGAAGGGAGCGGCGATGAGTAATAAAAAATGTCCGAATTGTGGCTATGAACTTGATTCATGGAATGACTGTGTTTCAGTTAATAATATTTTAGAATGTCCAGAATGTGAAGAACATTTTGAATTAAAGGCAGTTAGATTAAATAAACCCCAGCTCACAATTCCTAAAAGCATTGCGGAAATTCTTGGAAAATATGACGGGTATAATCCCACAGCTGATAAGCTGATTATGATGGCTTACAGAGATTATCAAGAATTTCATGATTGGATTATAAAAGACTGGGTTAAAAATGACAATATTGCCAGAGCCTACCTCGTAGGCAAAGCCCTCGGAGTTGATTTAGTGAAAGTGGTGGAGGGGATAGATGACAATTACTGAGCAACAATTCTATGACATGCTCAATGTTGATGAACATATGAATTTCACAAATCAAATTCAAGAGCTTGTTTTTGATAAAAAAGGACGTGAAGAATTTTATTCTAAAATCTTAAATATCCACCATGACATGGGCATTGATTTCTTTAGAGACTATTTTATGGCTCATTCAGCTGTTTCAGCAAAAGGGCAGCATTATACACCAGATGAACTTGGTAAGCTCACAGCGTTGCTTGTAGGTGGTTCTGGAGGTGCTGATTTAACTGGAGCAGGAACAGGAACTCTAATTATCCAAAAATGGCAAAATGATCGAATGAATGCAGACTTTTTTAACTATTTACCAAGTAACTATTGGTACCAGGCATTAGAATTATCAGATGAAGCTATTTCATTCTTGATTCATGCCTTTGCAATTCGAGGAATGAATGGTGTAATCATTCATGGTGATGCATTGGAAATGGCCGTGAAACAAGTTTATTTCATTCAAAACAGTGCTAATAATCCGATTGGTTTCTCAGAGATAAATGTTATCCCTCACAGCAAAGATGCAATGGAATTTTTAGGGATTCATGAATGGACGGAACAGGCAATTGAACATATTGAAAGTAAATTTCCTGACTGGATTCCACTCATAGAAGAAAAGAAAGGGCAGATGAGTTTATTTGACGAGGCTTGAATGACCGACAAACTAATATCGCTGGTCAATGACTGGTGGGGAGGGATTGAATGAAAAGTAATCTTGATTTAAAAGGAGAACTACTCGGATATATAGACATGGATTGTCCAAAGTGTAATAGGCACAGAGTTGAAAAATACCAGAACGGTGAGTTGCGTTGTGAAAAATGCGAGTGGAATATCACCTTGCAAAAATATGAACCATGGGAATGGGAAGATGAGGAGGACAACCAATGAAACTAATGTGTAAGCTGTTCGGGCATAAAAAGGAGAAAATAAAATGATTGAACCATTAAAATATCGTATTTTAAGAAAATTAAAGCAGTTATTCTGTTTTAATCATGACTGGTATGTTTGGGTAAATAAAAAGAATAGAACTTGTCGAAAATGTGATAAAACAGAAAAGTATTTCAACCGCTCAGACCTTGACGAGTCTGAGAACGTGCGAGGGGAGGAAAAACAATGACAGATACAGTAACTAATATTATTTTTATCGTTTTCTTCATTTTAATGATTTTAACAAGTATTCTACAAACCAAATCTAATAATAAATTAGAAAAAATTAAAGAAGAAATTTATGAACTTGAAACAGATATCATGCAAAAAACGCTTGAGCAAAACGAAATGCTCGTGAAATTTATTGACGAGTCTAGTGGTAGCCACGAAAAATGGCTTGATAAACATATGGATTGAGGTGGAAAGTGGATAGAATCGAAAGCATAACCTACGTTCCTATTGAAAAGAAAAATATAATTTTATCCAATCAAGAGATTTCTTACTCAGAATTTATAGAATTATTGGAACTTAATAATATTAAGATGAGCAAAATAATGTTTTTGAAATTCATGAGAGATCGAAGGATAACTATAGATGAAAAAGGTAAATTTTATAATTTCCCCACAGCATTTTCAATTGAAATGGGAATAATGTTATTATCTTCGACAACAAAAGAGAATGTACAAAAATATATTCCTAAGATAACTATTGAAGGGCAAAAATATTTTATAGAGAAATTCCATTATATGATTGAGGATAAAATTCCGAATGATTTTAGTTGGTATATGAATAATGATATTCGAGGTAATCCAACTTTTGATTATTTTGGTAATCAAGGAACATCTAAAAGTAAAATATATGCGTTCAGAACTGGAAGTAGTAGTCGGATTAAATTTATTGAAGATAAGTCGGATTGAGGTGGAGATGAAAAAATTTAGATTAGTAAGTATCTCATTTGTCGATAGTGTTGGAAGACTTCGATCAACAGAAAAGATTATTAAATATGATAGCTATGCCGATATCATTGAATATATTGAAAGTAATGCAGGGTGGTATACTGCTGACAATGGTGCTTTCAAAGTTGCCTATATCGAGGAGGTTGTGGAGTGAAATTTAGAAATTATGAAATAGTAAGTACGCACTTATGATATGAAGATCATGGAATTTTCACAGTTTATCTAACATTAAAGGGTGGCGGATTTGGTGTAAGTGTTGGTGGATATGCACTTGATGAGCCAATTGCTGGGAAAAGGGTTATAGCTAGAAAAGGAGCAGAACTTATTCCTAAAATCTTAGATGTTGTCGGTGTTGAAACTTGGGAACAACTCAAAGGGCAGTACATTCGAGTTGAAGATAACGGACTTGGGACTAAGGTTTCTAAAATCGGTCACTTAATGGATAATAAATGGTTAGATTTTGAAAGTTTTTTTAAAGAAGTTGATAATTGAACGCAAAAAAAAGCCCAAGCTGACCAAGCTTGAGCGAAATTGTGAATTCTAACGTTTATATTTTTATGGTCTAACAAATTATATCATACTGAGCTAGGAACTCGCTAAACTCAACTGGAGGAGAAATATGCCGCAAGAAATTACTGTTGATTTTTCAGAACAAATCGCTAAAGCACAAACTAAAATTGATAGGCTTCAAAAATTGATTCATGATGTTAGAAATCAAAAGATTGTTTTAGATGATTTTAAAAATAATTATATATCTACGGATACAAAAGTTGAATTAAACTTGGGAGGAGTTTTAAAATGTTCCGTTAAGATTAATGTTGGAACGCTCATCCCTTTGTTGGAGCAAAATATTGAAGATAATACGGTTCTTATCAATGAGTTGGCTAAAGAATTAGGAATTGATATTAAGTAAACAAAAAAGCCCGCTGGGAACGGGCTCAATTAAAGGATTTCTAACTTAATTATACCACAAAAGGAGAATTTGATTAATGGCAGATAAGTTAGATAGAATTATTGGAGATTACGTTAATGGCAGACTTGAAGCCAGAATAAAATCAATTGAAAGCAGATATCTTTATAAGCAAAAAGTAGATAACTTAGGTATTCGTACGGCTTATTCTGGCGGTTCGGAGCCTGAAAGTCATGTTTTAAATAAAGAAGCGCTTGAAAATGATGAGGAATATATCAAGCTCAAAGACCTGATGTACCAATTCAGCTTATGGTATGAACCTTTAATCAAGGAGGAAAAAGAAATAATCAAGCTAAAACACTGTGGTTACGGTGGTTTTACATGGTACAGAGTAATGATGGAACTTGATAATGAAGGGATTGAGATTTCAGAAAAGAAAGCTAAGTTTATTTATTATCGCTTTAGAAAAGATATAAACCCTCATATTGTCTATTTCATTTGAAAGCATGGGTCAAATTGGGATAAAAACGACACGAAAAAGGTACGAAATTGGAGTGTTGCTCCTTGTTTTTGCTGATATACTTGTATTATGAAGTAAAAGGCAAAAGCAAAAAACAACAACTAACTCGGTTTGGATATACTTCATAACGTTGCTGGACGATAAAACCAGCGTAGCAAGGAAAGCACCACTGGAGAGTGCGCAGGGTTCGACTCCCTGACTTGCTATTATTATTTTATTACAGGTTGTCCAATGGGCAGCCTTTTATTGTTGGAAAGGAGATTAAATGCCAGTATTAGAAAATGCAAGACACGAAAAATTTGTTCAATGCCTAATTTCTGGCATGAGCCAACGAAAAGCATACAGAGAAGCATTTAAGCAATCATCAATGTGGAAAGACTCAACTGTAGATGTAAAAGCAAGCGAACTTTTTGGTAAGGTTTTGGTAAGGTATAAAGAACTTCAAGAAGAAGCTCAAGATGCCGCGATTATGACTCGTAAAGAGCGAATGGTCGCTTTATCGGAGATAGCTAAAAATGCTGAAAAAGAAGCTGACATGATTAAGGCAATTGACACTCTTAATAAAATGGATGGTGATTATACAAGCAAAGTTGAATTATCTGGTTCAGTCAAAACCAATCCTTATGTAGACTTATCGACAGAAGAGCTTAGAAAGTTGGCGAGTCGAGATGGATAAAATAGCGCTAGGGGCGAAAATCGAGCTGTCTAAGCGCTTTTTCTTTGATTACTGTAATCTCATCATGCCAAGCTTTTATAAACGAGATAGAGCTTATCTGGTGACAATGTGTGAAGAGTTTCAGTCATTTCTAAATGATAATGAGCATGATGTTTTGGTTTTGAATCTTCCGCCACGCCACGGAAAGTCTCTCACGCTTGGTAAGTTTGTAGAGTGGGTGCTTGGTAATGACCACACGAAGAAAATCATGACTGGGTCATATAATGAAACTTTATCTACTGTATTTTCTAAAAATGTTCGTAATACGCTTCAAGAAGAAAAGGCTGATGAGAACAAAATCGTTTACTCTGATATTTTCGATGCTGCAATAAAGTATGGAGATGCTGCTAAAAATCTTTGGAGTTTATCAGACGGTTATAACAACTATCTGGCAACCTCTCCAACAGGTACTGCAACAGGTTTCGGTGCTGACATTATTATTATTGATGATGTTATCAAGAATGCCGAAGAAGCTAACAATGCGACAGTCTTAGAGAAACACTGGGATTGGTTCGTAAATACCATGCTTTCACGTTTGGAATCAGGCGGTAAAATCATAATCAATATGACTCGTTGGCATAGCGAAGATTTGGCTGGACGTGCTTTGCGTGAACTGCCTAAGAATGGCTATCGAGTAAAGCATATTAATTTCAAAGCTTTCAACGAACAGACAAATGAAATGCTTTGTGATGACGTTCTGACTCTTGAAGATTATAAACGCAAGGTAAAAACAATGGGTGCTGACATCGCCAGCGCCAACTACCAACAAGAGCCGATTGATGTCAAAGGTCGATTATATAGTGAGTTCCAGACTTACAATGCTCGTTCAGAGTACAAAAAGATTTGGAACTATTGCGATACCGCAGATACTGGGAAAGACTATCTCTGTTCGATTGTATGGGGCGAAACCTCAGACGGCTTTGCGGATGTGTTGGATATTATTTACACTCAAAAGCCGATGGAATACACAGAAAACGCAGTGGCCAATCAATTAATTAATAACAGAGTAAATGCATCAAGAATCGAGCGCAACAATGGCGGTCGGTCTTTTGCTCGTTCTGTCAGGGATAAGATTCAAGGTAAAGTTGCTTGTGCTGTGGAAGATTTCTTCCAAGGAAATAATAAAGAAGCCCGAATTTATTCCAATAGTTATTGGATAGAACAGCATGTTCGATTTCCTAATGACTGGCGAACTCGTTTTCCAGAATACTATCAAGCAATAACAACTTATCAGCGTGAAGGTAAAAATAAACATGATGATGCGCCGGATGCAACAACAGGTATTGCTGAGACAATGACAACTCGCAAAGCAAAACTAAAATCTTTCAAAGGAGGATTCTAATTGAAATACAAACCACCTAAATTAATGACATTTCCAAAAGATGAAGCAATCACAAATGAAGTAGTTACAAAGTTCATGGAAAAACATAGATTAGAAGTTGCTCGGTATGAGTACTTAAAAAATATGTATCGTGGGATCATGGCCATTGATGACGAATCAACAAAAGACCCTTGGAAACCTGATAATCGTTTAGCTGTTAACTTCACTAAATATATTGTTGATACTTTCACAGGTTACTTTAATGGGATTCCAGTTAAAAAGTCTCATTCAGATAAAGAAATACTTTCTAAACTGCAAGAATTTGATAACCTGAATGACATGGAAGATGAAGAGTCAGAGCTTGCAAAGATGGCTTGTATTTATGGCCGAGCATTTGAACTCTTATATCAAAACGAAGAGACTCAAACGAACGTTATTTATAACACTCCTGAAAATATGTTCATGGTTTATGATGACACGATTAAACAAGAACCATTGTTTGCGGTGCGTTATGGTTATGATGATGACTACAAATTATATGGTGAAGTTTATACCAAAGAAACAACCTATGCTTTAAATGGAACCATGGGCTTTTACAACATGACTGAACAAGCGCCGAATCCTTTTGATGATTTGCCCGTTGTAGAGTTCTATTTCAACGAAGAACGAATGAGTATTTTTGAATCTGTTATTTCATTAGTCAACGCTTTTAACAAAGCTATTAGTGAAAAAGCAAATGACGTTGATTATTTTAGTGATCAGTACTTGGCATTCTTAGGTGCTGCAGTTGAAGAAGAAGACTTGAAAAACATTCGCAGTAACCGTGTTATTAATTACTATGGCGAGGGCTCCGAAGCGAAAAATGTAGATGTCAAATTCTTAGAAAAGCCTGATAGTGATTCTCAAACAGAAAATCTATTGGACCGACTGACTAAATTAATCTTCCAAACAACAATGGTTGCGAATATCTCTGATGAATCTTTCGGGTCATCAAGTGGTGTCTCGTTAGCTTACAAACTTCAAGCAATGAGTAACTTAGCTTTGTCATTTCAACGTAAGTTCCAATCTTCTTTGAATAGTCGATACAAACTATTTTGTGAGTTAAGTACGAATGTTTCAAACAAAGATGCATGGAAAGATATTGAGTACACCTTTACTCGTAATGAGCCTAAAGACATTAAAGAGCAAGCCGAGACTGCTAATATTCTTATGGGAATTACTAGCCAAGAAACTGCTTTAAGTGTCATTTCCGTTATTCCAGATGTCCAAGCTGAAATGGAAAAAATCAAAAAAGAAGGTTCTTCTATACCTATGTTTGACCAGGACAAGCAATCTAGTGAGAATGGAACAGATGCAGCGGTTTCTGAAACGAATGAGGAGTAACCTATGAGAACTCCTGATTACTGGATAAAACGTGAGCAAGCGTGGCAGGCGCAACAAATCAAAGATGATACTAAACGCATGAAACAAATCATGGATAAGCTATTTGAAGCTCAAGAGGCTATTCAAAAAGAAATCAATGCCAACTGGCAGAACTTTGCGAATGGTCAAGGGGTTTCTATTAGTGAAGCCATGAAGCGTGCGGATAAAATGGACATCAAAGCATTTGCCAATAAAGCTAAGAAATACGTAGAAGAAAAAGACTTTTCACATCAAGCAAATCAAGTGTTGAAACTTTATAACTTGACCATGAGAGTGAATCGTTTAGAACTTCTGAAAGCAAACATTGGTTTAGAATTGATTGCTGTATTTGACGATTTGGACAAATATTTCTCAAAGAATTTGACTGGTGCAGCTCTTACAGAATTTGAAAGACAAGCGGGAATTCTTGGTTTAAGCGTTCCAAAGAAAGGCTATAACAGTCTAGTTGAATCAGTTCTTAACGGAAGTTATAAGGTCGAAGGATTTGCCAGTTTTTCTGACAAGCTTTGGCAGTACCAATTTGAATTGAAAGCTGATATTGAAAAACTTCTCATCCGGTCAGTGACTGGTGGAATCAATCCAAAGGCACTAGCCCCACAACTTAAAAGACTGATGACTGAACAAGGAAAGCTCAATGCGACTTACAACGCACAACGATTGCTTGTGTCAGAAACAACGAGAATTCAAACGGCTATTCAAGAAGAAAGCTATAAAAAAGCGGATATTGAAAGTTATGAATATATTGCTGAACCGTCAGCTTGTCCTATCTGTGGGGCATTGAATGGTAAAATTTTCAAGCTTAAAGATATGTCGCCTGGTATTAATGCACCAAACATGCATCCGTTCTGTAGATGCAGCACAGCACCGCATGTTGATGATAAAGGTTTATGGGATGATTTACTTGATAGGAAAGTAATCAGTCAAGACGAATACAAGCAAGCTTTTGATGACAGGACAGAAGCCGACAAAGCGATTGAAGAATTGCGCAATAAAAGAAAAGGATAAAATTCTACTTATGGTAAAATAATATTAACGAAAGCGAGGTTATAGATGGCTAAAGATGATTTCTTTTATATCTCTTATAAAATTTTGGCTTACCTTTATCATGCAATGAAAAAAGGAGAAAAAATTGATCCAGGAGTTTTTGATCCACAGAATTACAGAGTGAGCTATCCCTATCTGAATGATATTCTTGAGGAACTAAAAGAAAATGGCTATATTAAAGGTGTATCTTTTATTGAAACCAAAGACGGTAAGTTAATTACTGGGTTATCTGATATAAAAATTACTATTAAGGGTATTGAATATCTGGATGACAATAGCATGATGAAAAAAGCCTACAAAACACTCAAAGAGTTAAAAGACTGGATACCAGGAACTTAAAACAACTAAGCGTTTGTCACTGACAGGCGCTTTTCTTATGCTCAAAGGAGGACATAAAATGGACGAATTACAATTCACAAACAAAGCAAAGCAAATGGTAGCTGACTATGCCAATAAAAAGAACGAGGAAAAAACGACACCATTAGAAGTATATGTCGTGTGGTCATGCAAGACTTTGCAGAATAACAAAGCGTTGCTTTCTACCGATGCCCCAGACGGTCGCTATTATGAAGTAACTTACAACGGAGATAAGCAAGAATTTTATTTTGACGCTTATATCAAGGAACATAATCAACTCATTAAATAATAATTTAAACCCTTGGGATTCCATGGGTTTTTCTTATGTCCGTTTCCGAATGTTGTGGACACTAAATAAAACACGAGAAAATCAGACTCCCAAGTCTTTAAATGCGAGTAGGAGGAACCAGAAATGGAACATACAGAACTTTTACCCCTTAATTTGCAACTGTTCGCAGAAGAAGCAGCCGATGAGACGTCTGAAGCTGGTTCGGAAACTGAAACAGAAACAAACGAAGAAGAGCAGCAAGAACAATCAACTGATAATGACAAAATCGTCGAAAAGCTTCAAAAACGAATTGGTAAAGAGCAGGCTGAAAAAAATGAAACAAAAACACAGCTTGACCAAGCGCTGGCTCGTATTGAAGAACTTGAAAAAGGTGGCAAAAAGTCAGTTAAAGAAAAATCTGACGAAGAAAAAGCTGCTGAAATTCAAAAAGCTAAAGACGATGAAATCGCAAGCCTTAAAGCACAAATCAAAATTTCAAACATTACCAGCCAAGCTGATGAAGTATTGAAAGAAAGTGGAATTGCTTTAAGTGCTGCTGAATTAGGATTGTTAGTTGATGTTGATGAAGAAAAAACTTACAGCAATGTAAAAACTTTCCTCAATTTGCTTGATAATCAACGCTCACAATGGGAAAAAGCACGAAACACAGGGACAACGCCTAAACGTGTTCCAGGTAACACTGATGTCGATGTTTTTAAACAAGCGGCAGCTAAATATTAAAATAGGAGATCTAAATTATGGCAATTAAATATTTCACAAAACAATACGCTGGTATGTTACCAGACCTTTTCGCAAAAAAATCAGCTTTCTTGCGTGCTTTTGGTGGAGTTCTTCAAGTAAAAGATGGTGTCACTGAAAATGATACTTTTATGGAACTCAAAGTAAGCGACACTGATGTAGTTATCCAAGCATATTCAACTGATGCAAATGTTGGTTTTGGATCTGGAACAGGTAATACTTCACGCTTTGGTCAACGTAAAGAAGTTAAGTCAGTCAACAAACAAGTGAGTTACGATGCTCCTTTGGCAATTAATGAAGGAATTGATGATTTCACAGTCAACGATATCAAAGACCAAGTTGTAGCAGAACGTTTAGCACTCCATGGTGTGGCATGGGCCCAACATGTCGATAAATTGCTTGGTAAACTCTTATCAGATAGTGCCAGCGAAACGTTGACTGTAAAACTTGATGAAGATTCCGTGACTAAATTGTTCTCAGATGCTCATAAGAAATTTGTAAATAACAACGTTTCTACAGCAGTGCCTTGGGTTGCTTATGTTAATGCTGATATCTATGACTTGCTTATTGACTCTAAACTTGCAACAACTGCTAAAAATTCAAGTGCAAACGTTGATGAACAAACACTTTATAAATTTAAAGGTTTTATTTTATCTGAACTTCCTGATGAAAAATTCCAACTTAATGAAGGAGCTTACTTTGCTGCTGATAATGTTGGTGTAGCTGGTGTCGGAATTCAAGTGACTCGTGCAATGGATTCAGAAGACTTTGCAGGAACAGCACTTCAAGCCGCTGCAAAATATGGTAAATACTTGCCAGAGAAGAATAAAAAAGCAATTCTTAAAGCCACAGTAACAAAGTAATTGCCCCTAAGAGCGTAACGTTAAATAAAACAACGTTATCGCTTGCAGTTGGGGCAAACGAAACATTGACAGCAACTGTCTTACCAGTAGATGCAGATGATAAAACAGTAACCTTTGCTTCAAGCGAACCTACAATTGCTACGGTAACACCGAAACAAGGGAATGTAGTTGGTAAAGCTGAAGGTAAAACGAAAATTACCGGAACAACAGCTAACGGATTAACTGTTACATGCGATGTTACCGTAACTTCTGTATAATAAGGAGTAATTTATGGCTATCACTGATGATTTAAAAAAGCTTTTAGGCGGTTCATCGGATGAGCGCTTGGAAGTAATCGAAAAACGCACTCGTGAACGTCTATTGCTTATTCTTGGTTCTGACCTTAAAGAAGTACCGGCAGAACTAGAATATGTTGTTTTGGACGTTTCCTTGAAGCGTTTTAATCGTATCGGTCAAGAAGGCATGCATTCCTACTCACAAGAAGGATTAAGCATGACTTTTTCAGAATCTGATTTTGATGAGTATGCCGATGAAATTGAATCATGGCGAAAATCAAGAGAAACTGAGGGCGATAAGAAGATAGGGAGGTTCAGATTGTATTGAGATATTTAGATGAAGTTACTTTTATCAAAGAATCGCCCGACTCCCACTATGACCCCGATTTAGGCGAATGGGTTGAAAAAGAACCAACTCGAGCAGTATTTAGTGCAAACATCACTGATATTGGAACTGACAGAAGTGCAAAAGTTTTTGGAGATATTAAACAAGGGGCAAAAGTCATGCGAATGATGCCCCTTTTTACTATGCCAGAATATGATTACATTGAGTTTGATAATAAAAAGTGGGCTTTAACAACCTACCGCAATCCAAGCGAGCGAAACACTTTTATTTTGCAGGAGGTAAGTCAATGAAAATAACTGGAATTGATGCCTTGCAAAAGAAATTGAGAAAAAATGCTACGCTTAATGATGTCAAACATGTTGTAAAAAGCAATACTGTAAGCATGAACAAGAATATGCAAAATCTTGCTCCTGTTGACACAGGTAATATGAAACGTTCAATAACCAGTGAATTTACAGACGGGGGACTTACAGGAACGACTGGACCTCATACTGATTATGCTGGATATGTTGAGCATGGGACACGATTTCAAGCTGCACAGCCATTTGTTAAGCCGGCTTTTGATGTTCAAAAGAAGATATTCACAAATGATTTAGAAAGGTTGACGAAATGATTAAAACTCGAGACCAATCTATTTTTGACGAATTGTTCAAACGAATCCAAGCTTTGGGGTATACCGTTTATGATTATAAGCAAATGAATGAAGTGGGCTATCCATTTGTTGAAATGGAGAATACTCAAACTATTCATGAACCAAATAAAACGGATATTAAAGGCACAGTAAGTCTTTCATTATCCGTTTGGGGCTTACAGAAGAAGCGCAAGGAAGTGTCTGACATGGCAAGCAATATATTTAATCAAGCATTGAATATAAGTGCCACAGATGGCTATTCTTGGGCTTTGAATTTACAAGCAAGTACCATTCAAATGATGGACGATACAACAACAGGTACACCGCTTAAAAGAGCGTTTATTAACTTAGAATTTAGACTAAGATAGGAGATTTAATATGGCAGAATTAACAGCTAAACAGGGTAAAGATATTATCTTACTCTATCGTTTGCTTAGTAAAGCAACAAAAGAAGCCGCTTGGAAACTTGCTTTCCAAACAGAACACTCGAATGAAAAAACTCGAGATTACAACACTACAGCAACCAAAGATGGGACAATAGGTTCTCTTGCAGCAATTGAATACAGTTTGTCTGCCACATCTATTGCAGCAAATGGTGACCCACATCTTGACGAAATGGACAAAGCGTTTGATGATGGAGAAATTATTGAAGTATGGGAAATTGATAAAGCTGAAAAAGGATCTGACGGAAAGTACAAAGCTAAATATCTTCGTGCTTATCTTACAAGTTTCTCTTATGAACCTAATTCAGAAGATGCGCTTGAATTGAGTTTAGAATTTGGAGTGTTTGGCAAACCTCAAAAGGGCCAAGCCACACTAACTGAAGAACAAGCTAATGTTGTTCAGTATGTATTCAAAGATACTGTTGCGGGATAAAGCTGAAAATATTACTGGCTCTGCCTGGAGTACAGTTGTAGAAGTGACAATTTAAATACTATAAACGAAAGACTAGAGATTTGCTCTAGTCTTTATTTTTTAAGGAGAAATCAAAATGGAATTAACAATTAATGACAAACAGTATGTTTTTATCTTTGGTTACCGATTCATTAAGGAATTGAATAAAAAAAATGAAGTCACAGAGCGTGGGATGACTTTAAAAGCCGGCTTAGATAATGCTTTGATGAACTTCTTTAGCGGAGATATCGAAACACTTGTTGAAATGCTAAAAACTGCGAATGCAACAGAAAATCCTCGTGTCTCTGAGAAAGGGATAGTTGAATGGATTGAAGAAAATGGAGTTGATGCGCTTTTTGATTTAGTACTCGAAGAGTTAAAAAAGTCGGAATTTACCAAGAAAAAAACGTTGAACTTCGAGAAAGAAGTCAGCAAAAATCTAAAATAACAGATTTTGACAAACTCTATGAACAAGTTCAGTTAAATTGTTTGCGTTATCTCGGAATTGCTAATCTAAGAGATATAGAGCGCATGACCATTTTGGAGTATGAATTAAGGCTGAAAGCTTATAGGCTAAAAAGACTTGATGAGCAAGAATTTATTTACCAACAAGCATGGGCAAATTGGCAAGTTCAATCAACTAAGCAACAAGGTAAGAAGCAAGTTCCAGTTTATTCGACTTTCAAGAAGTTTTTTGATAAAGAAAAATTTGAAAATGATATTTTAGGAATCGAAACTTCGGACAGTGCTTTTAAAAAGGACAAAAAACTAATTAACCTCATGAAAAAAGCAAATAAGTAAGAAAGGAGGAAAAACATGGAATCTTATAGTGTAGAAGCGGTTCTGAGTGCTGTTGATAAAAATTTCACCTCAACCATGAATAAAGCAGATAGTTCAATGGGAACATTGAACAAGAACTCACAAAATACAAATACTTCTATCCTAGATATTGCTAAGGGTGTTGGGGTTTTTAAACTTGTTGATTCTGCGGTAGGTTTGGTTAGAAATTCATTAGATGGTGCTATAGATCGATTTGATACTTTGAATAAGTATCCTGTTGTAATGCAGGCGCTTGGTTATTCTGCTTCTGATGTAGATAAATCAATGGCAAAACTGAATAAAGGAATTGATGGCTTACCTACTTCTCTTGATGAAATTGTATCCAGTACTCAACAACTTGCTATATCTACAGGAAGCTTAACAAAAGGAACTGATACAGCTATTGCATTAAACAATGCTTTTCTAGCTTCTGGTGCTTCAACTGCAGATGCAAGCCGAGGAATGCAACAATATGTTCAAATGTTATCTAAGGGAACTGTTGATATGCAATCGTGGCGAACACTTCAAGAAACAATGCCCATTGCAATGGATAAAGTTGCTAAGTCTTTTAAAGACCAAGGTGTAAATTCGGTTAGTGATCTATATGATGCTTTACAAAGTGGGAAAATTACATTCGATGACTTTAATAGTCGATTAATTAAATTGAATGACGGTGTTGGAGGATTTGCGGAACTTGCTAAGAAAAATTCAGCAGGGATAAAAACCTCGTTCTCAAATGTAAAAACAGCAGTAGTGAAAGGTTTGGAGAATGTTTTATCTGCAATTGATAACGGAATGAAGAGCGCTGGTCTTGGTTCAATCGCTCAGAATTTTGACAAGTTAAAAACTGTAGTTAATCAAGTTTTTAGTGCAATTACAAAAGCTATTCCTCCAGTTATTAGTGTAATTGCAACATTTATCAAATTGATAGGAAATATAATTAATGCACTAAAGCCGTTCTTGCCCGTATTATTGCCAATAATTACAACTTGGGGAGCATTCATGGTTCAGCTCAAAGGTGTTGGGGCAGTTGTAAAAACCTTTAACCAAGTTAAGTCTGCAATAACAGGAGTGATGAGCACAATAAAAATATTGTTCGCTATTATGGCTGCTAACCCAATTACTGTAATCATTGGATTAATAGCGGCACTCGTAGCAGCTTTTGTATATTTTTATAACACGAATGAAGAATTTAGAAATAAAGTTAATCAAGCTTGGCAGTCTATTCTAGACTTTATACAACCGATAGTTGAAACTATCTCTAATTTTATTCAAACGGTATTCGGAGTCCTTGCAACTTGGTGGAGCGAAAATCAACAAACTATCTTGTCGATCGTGCAAACAGTATGGGGAGTCATCCAAGGTGTATTTGAAGTCGCAATGATCGCAATTCAAGCAGTTGTTTCTTTAGTATTAGGACAAATGCAAGCTGGTTGGGAAATTTGGAGCAATGTTATTTCAGGAATTGTACAGGTAGCATGGGCTTTGATTTCAAATATTTTTTCTGGTTCTTTAGACAATATTTTGGCAGTTGTAACGTTCGTTATTAAACAAGTCCAATTAGTGATTGATACAGTGATGAATGTTATTCAAGGGATAATAAAAACTGTTTGGTCACTTATTACAGGAGACTGGAAAGGCGCTTTAGATGGAATCAATCAAATTGTCGGAGCTTTTGGAAAGTTCATTACCGGAACTTTCGATAATGTAATGGGATTAGCTAAAGACTTGATAAAAAATGGCATTGATACTATTAAAGGAATATTTGACAGCTTATCTAAAATTAATCTTCTTGACATTGGTAAGGCTATTATTGATGGTTTTGTAAAAGGCCTAAAAAGTGCCTGGGAAGCGGGTATGAAGTTTATTGGCGGAATTGGAGATTGGATTAAAAAACATAAAGGTCCAATCCGTAAGGATAGAAAACTTTTAACTCCCGCTGGTAATGCCATTATGAATGGTTTAAATTCTGGTTTAACTGGAGGCTTCCGTAACGTTCAATCCAATGTTTCAGGAATGGGTGACATGATTGCCAACGCAATTAATTCTGACTATTCTGTGGATATTGGGGCAAACGTTGCGGCAGCTAATCGATCAATCAGTAGTCAAGTTTCTCATGATGTGAATCTTAACCAAGGAAAACAGCCAGCTTCATTCACTGTGAAGCTTGGGAATCAAATCTTTAAAGCCTTTGTGGATGACATTTCTAATGCACAGGGTCAAGCAATTAACTTAAATATGGGATTTTAGGAGGTAGAAATGTACAAGTTTAGAGATACGACAAAACAGAAGCATTATCGCAACCTTCCTTTTATTCCAACCAGCGCCATGAGTTATGATGGGACTTGGTTAGAGGAACTCATAGAAGGTTATCAAACATTGGCAGTTGAGGGGCGAGAAATGTATTCTCTCAGCTTTGAATCACAAGAAATGCAAGTGGGAGGAGTGATCACCAATGTGAAATATCCTCCTCGAGAGCTGACGATAAAATATAAGCTTGAGGATAGGGACCCTCGAGTATTACAAGAAAAGTTTGATACTTTAAAAGCATTCTTGATTCGTCAAGAAGATGTTCCCATTATTTTTCATGATGATTTGGAATATACTTTTTATGGCCGGTTCAATACTGCAGACAATGTGGCTGGAGATACTAATTCGATTATTTCAAGTTTTACTGTCCTTTGTAGCGATCCATTTAAACACGGAAAAACTCAAAGTGTAAAAAATAAAGTGATTGAAGTTTTACCCTATCCAGTTAAACCAGATAAGCTGTCATTTAAATTACTGACAGATGGTTTACTTGCAACTGACGGAATTTATCGCTTGAAGTCATCACAGGCTAAAAATGGCGACCTTTTGGAATTTGATTTTCAAACAGGCGATACTTTTCTCAATGGGAAAGTAAATAACAACCTCTTAGACCTTGATTCTGATTTCAAAAATGTCAGACTGACAACTGGAACAGATTTTTCAAGTTCAAACTATGAGTTAACGATTCAATATAGAAAGGCGGTGCTTTAGTGAGTAATATCTTATTTTTAGATAAGATGCAACAAGTTATCAAAAGTTATGATTCTAACGAGTTTATAGAATGTGTTCAGACAAAAGAAATCACAACCAACGCTTCTGAATTAATGAATGATACACTTTCAGTTTCTTTACCTTTTGACGAAACAATTAAAGATGCCAGCTATATTGCAGTCAATGATACAAAAGAGCAAGAATTTTCTTTATACCGAATTTTAACCGCAAAAGATGAAGATGATTTATTATCATCTGAAGCGATAAATTTTGCAGTCGATGAATTGGATAATTTTATCATCAAAGATATAAGACCTAAAAATAGGTCTTTTTCTTATGTGATTAATCAGCTTTTATCTGATTCAGGTTGTGACTGGGTATTAGGTGTCTGTGAACCAATTAAAACAGTTTCCAGTACTTTCTACTATACTTCCATGCGTGAAGCTCTAAAAGCTCTACAAGAGTTAGGTGCAGAGTTTACCTTTTCAATTGAAATTACAGGAAATAAGATTACGAAAAAAATCATTAACTGCTATAACCAAATTGGAAAAATTACCAATAAACGCTTTGAATATGGCGATGAAGTTTTGAAAATTGTTCACCAACAAGACCGCACAAATATTGTTACTGCTCTAATTGGACGTGGGAAAGGTGAAGAAGTTGGCGACGGCTATGGGCGAAGAATTGAGTTTTCAGACGTCGAGTGGAGAAAGTCAAATGGTAAACCACTTGATAAGCCAAAAGGTCAAAATTGGATTGAATATCCAGAAATGACGAAAGAATATGGCATTCCCTCAAACGGAAAAATGTTACCACGTAAAACGGTTGTTGTCTTTGATGATGTGGAAGATGCAAGCGAACTTTTACAAAAGACTTATGACCAACTAGCTTACTACTGTCGGCCACTCGTTCAGTTTAGTACTGAGATATTAGGTAATGATTCAATTGGAAATACTGTTTCAATCCACAGAGGGGACCGAAATTATCACTATCAGACAAGAGTCTTTAAAGTGGTTACTGATTATGTTAATGGTCGAGTACAAGCTAGCCTTGGTGATAATTTAAGTGGAAATTCAATTAATCGACAACTGTCACAAGTTCAAAGCAATATCTCTGACCTTGATAGCAACAAAATGACTTGGTATGACTCAACAGAGATTGGAAAATATCAAGATGATATTATGCGCGGTGCTGGTGCGAACGGTGGATCGATTTACATGGTCAACGGAATTGAAGCTGGTGTCTCTCAATCAAGAGAGACCTATGAGCAAGTGTTTATGGATGGGCCAAAGATTCAAGATTCACAGTATTTCATGATTCAAAATAATGTTGGAATATCTTTTAAGCAATGTAAAAAAGGTCAATGGACGACAATCCAAGATGTCCACAATGGAAAAAGTACAACTGCTTGGACTTTAGACGGAACATTTAATGCTGCTTTCATTTCGGCTGGAATATTAGCAGGAGTTCTTATCCAAGGGGTTGTCATTAAGTCAATCGGAAGTAATTCTTTTTTTCAATCTGTATTATCTCATGGCGCTTTTTCGATTGAGCAATACAAAGAAACGAATAATGTTGATTATACAAAACCTGATTGGCAAAAAGATGTCCACGGTGGGAAAGTTGGAGAGTTCATCGGAACTTATGACGGGAACACAAGGAAGGCGAACGGATCAGCTTTAATTAATTACCCGGGTTATATTTTGTCAATTAACCAAGATAACGGAAAAGGGTCATCTACACCAGTTTTTCAAATTCCTTCAAATTCAACTTTTGATAAACCTAAGTTTAAATTATTTGGAGATGGAACACTTCAGGGCGATATTAATATCAAAGGTAACTTTTATGTTAATGGAGTAAAAATCGATACCAACGGTGGAGGAAGCACTGGCGGCGGTGGTGGTGGTTGGAATGGTCAATATCCACCAGAAATCACAAGTGATCGTGATAAACGTTACTGGCAAATCTGGGCAATGGCAATTGGAGCCGGCTTTTCTAAACAAGCGGCTGCCGCTTTACTTGGGAATGCACAGGGTGAATCTGATGCTAACCCAACGGCTGACGAGGGCGGCGGACGTCCTGGTTTCGGTTATGGTGTTTGGCAATGGACAGATAGTTCAGGCGCTAGCTCTGGACGTGTTTATATGATTAACCTCATGACAAGAGCTGGTGTCAATGACAACCCAGACACAATTACCGCACAATTCAAACTATTGATGTGGCATGCACCTAACGGACAATGGATTGCGACTAGCTCATATCCATATTCTTGGAGTCAATTCACAACACTAACAGATATCAATACTGCCACGCAAGCATTTGTAGCTAACTTTGAACGTCCCTTAAACGGACATCCAGAACGTAGTACTTGGGCTCAAGAATGGTATAACAAATTTGTTAATCTTGAAATTCCAAGTGGCGGCGGAGGTTATATCGCTCCAATTTCAAGTCCTATTACCGTAACAAGTGAAATGGGTTGGAGAACTAGTCCAATCACCGGAGCGCAAGAATTTCACAATGCTGTGGACTTGGTTAATGGCAATCCAACAACTCCAATCTTAGCTTCTGGCGATGGTCAAGTGGTCCAAGCGGGAAGTAATTATTATGACTGGTATGGAAATTATACGGTCATCAAGCATGCGGATGGACTTTATACAGGGTACGCACATCAAAGCAGAATCGATGTTTCTGTGGGTCAAAATGTTAAAAAGGGCCAACAAATTGGACTTATGGGAGCGACTGGTCCGGTCACTGGACCACATTTGCACTTCCAATTTATGGACCAATATTGGCCATCATCAAGCGCTCACTTTAAGAATCCAAGGGATTATATCAAATTTTAGAAAGGGTCTATTATGACAGAACATTTTATAACACTGTCCACCACAGAGCCTAATAACAATATTGGCATTGTTAAGCTAAGACATGCGGACGTCAATAGTCAAGCCATTGTTGCTCAAATCGTAGAGAACGGTCAGCCCAAGAGTTTTGAGGGACTGCAACCGTTCTTTTGTTTAATGGCACAAGAAACCACAGGTCAAGGATTATCAGAAGAAAGTGTTGTCTCCTTCGATGCCAAAAATGGAACATTGAATTATATTGCCAGTGACAATGCGCTTCAAATGGTTGGACGTAACGAAGCTTATTTTAGCTTTAGAAAACAAGAAGGTGGGAAGTGGATTGAGCAATTCTCCACTCGGACTTTTCACTATATTGTTGAGAAATCCATTTATTCGCAACCCTTCAAAGACTCAAACTATTGGTGGACTTTCAAAGAGCTTTATCGAATCTTTAATAAGTATATTGAAGATGGTAAAAATAGCTGGGTACAGTTTGTGGAAGCAAACCGTGAAATCCTTGAATCAATTGATCCAGGAGGACGGTTACTTGCGGAAGTTTTAGACCTCAATAAAATTATTTATCGTAAAGTTCCAAGCGGATTTAATGTAGTAATTGAGCACGATTCAGAGTATCAACCGGATGTGAAAGTAACTTATTACAAAAATTCAATTGGAACCGAAGCCAATGGATTTGATACTGGTCCAGTATTTGGCGGAGAGCGAATTTATAACCTAGCTTCTTCATTAAGCTATATCAGAAATAAAGTCAATGTTGAGCTTCCGTCAGTTTATGCAATGGGCGGAGAAGTTGTAAATAATGGTAACGAACTGTTGCTAATCAACGGAACTGAGGTTATGCGTTTTGTTATTGAGGGCGCAACAATCACCAAAGGCTATGTTGAAAAAGTGAAGCCACCAACTAATCTAATTGTTTATGATATCACTTCTTCAAGTGCAAAAATTTCGTGGGAAAACGGGGGATAATATGGCAGATAAAAATTATTTACACACCGCCTACGCCAACAGCGCAGACGGAACGGACGGTTTCACGACTGTTTATCCGAATTTGAATTTGTTAGTTAATAGTTCAGCCAAAACCAAAGATGGGTTCTTTAAAAATTTCGACAAAGTAGAAAATGGCTATGGGGAAGTAACAATGAAGGGAACTAATACATGGGTTACTAAAGACCTAGGGGATGGTTTCTCTATTCAGCCTAGAAATTACAAACCCGGAGATAAATATACAATGAGTATGGACGTTATGTTCACAAGTTGGAATCTCCCTGCTGGAACAACTATTACTGAGTTTTGGTTGGGTCAGCGATACTTTGGAGGCTCAGGGAAGCATATATGTTCTATTGATTTACCTAAAGACCCTAGCAAAATGTTGAACCAATGGATAAGAATAACACAAACTTCAACGATACCACCTTATGATGACCCTTCTGTTGTTACTCAAGCAATCTTTACTGTTGGATTTTTTGGTCCGAGTGAAGGTAGCTTCACGATTAGAGTTAGAAAGCCAAAACAAGAAGAAGGCTCAGTAGCTACTCCACACATGCCCTCAGCTAGCGAAGTAACAACTGCTGACTGGCCGAAGTTTGTAGGAACTTACGTTGATACGAATCAAACTTCTAGTACGGAACCCAGTAAGTATGATTGGGATGAAATGAAGTATCGGGTTTATTTAGATGGTACACCCGTAGGCGGAAGTAAACTTTTGTCATTTGATTTGGAAAATCTAAAGGCGGGCACATCATACAACGTTCAGGTTAGTCAAATAAATGGCAATGTTGAAAGCGACAAGTCAGAAAGTGTTGCTTTTAAAACAACACTAACCAAATAATAGAAATAGGAGAAGAAAATGGCTGATATAACAAAAATTATTCGTGGTATGCAAAATGGTGCTGAAACGATTGATAATAACTTTAGTAAAATGAATACTGAGATGAAACAAACGGCTGACGCTTCTGTAAAAATGACAGGAAACCAAGATGTTTCTGGTGTTAAAAATTTCAAAGATGGAATAAAAATCAAAGACCTTGATGTTTTTCCATCTTATAAAAGCGGGAGTTGGTTCGTTGAAAATTTAGATGGAAACATGTATAGATTGACCACAATTCTATCGGTAGATAAAGGAATAGATCAACCGTGGGGTTCTTTATATTTGAGTGCTGAAACACAACATCCAGACCTACCTGCTGGTTTTACCAAAACTGGTTTCACAGTATCTGTTTCTAAAACAAACAATTTGATGTGGAGTTCAGTTTCAGGGCCAAGCACTTTCCGACTAATTTCAGGAGCCAACACTGCTGGGGGAACAGGTCGCGAAGTTATCATTCAAGTCATGGCTACAAAATAAAGGGGAAAGCCAATCGTTAAATGGATAGGTTTTTAATATGAAAGGAAAAATACAAATTGGAGTATCAATTATTAGGAGTTTCAGGACTAATCTTAATTATATTAGGATTGACATGGTTAAAAGATGGGGAGAAAATGGACCCACCTTTGAGAAAAAGAATCGTTATCGATTTAACAACAATCGCTTTGTTTTGGATTGTCTTTGAGTTTTGGCATTTCTCAAGCTCAAGATCTTATGAAAATGAAGTAAATTGGATTATCAATGGTTCACTTGCTTTCTTTGGTGCACGAATGATTCAATTGATTTGCCAAGTAAATCCGATGTTTCAAGAGTTGGTGAACTACTTGAAATCTAAGAACGGGAAAACCAATGTTATTGAAAACGACACTACGGAGGAAAACAAATGAAAAAAGTAATCAAAAAGGCTGCCATTGGAATGGTAGCTTTCTTTGTTGTCGCAGCAAGCGGACCAGTATTTGCGGCAGTCGGTGACCAAGGTGTGGACTGGTCAGTATATAACGGAACTTACGGTAATTTTGGTTATGGCCATGATAAATTTGCTTTTAGCCAAATCGGAGGGACTTACGGTGGAGCCTTTGTAGACCAAGCCACCTATGAAACGCAAGTAGCTTCAGCAATTGCTCAAGGTAAACGAGCGCACACTTATATTTGGTATCAAGTCGGAGGTTCACAAGAAGTAGCAAAAGCAGCACTTGACCGCTATTTACCAAAAATTCAAACGCCAAAGAATTCTATTGTAGCTTTGGACTATGAAGGTGGAGCAAGTGGAGATAAGCAAGCAAACACTGATGCTATTCTTTACGGAATGCGACGTGTAAAAGCTGCGGGATATACGCCAATGTATTATTCAGATAAGCCTTACACTTTGGCTCATGTCAACTATAAGCAAATCATCAAAGAGTTTCCTAACTCATTATGGATTGCGGCATATCCAAATTATGAAGTAACACCAGTTCCAAACTATAGCTTCTTCCCAAGTATGGACGGAATTTCAGTATTCCAGTTCACATCAACTTATGTTGCTGGCGGACTTGATGGAAATGTTGATTTAACAGGAATCACAGATAATGGATACGGAAAACAGCAAGGCCAAGTAGTTAAACCCGATACTGCTATACCGGCCATTGAAAATGGTAAAGAAGCCAATGAAGTTAAAGGAAACGATGTAGAAGTTGGAATGACGGTTAAAGTAAACTTTGGCGCTAAGAATTATGCCACAGGAGAAACAATTCCTCAATGGGTAAAAGGTCAACCACATAAAATCATCCAGAAGAATGGAGATACTGTCTTACTTGATGGTATTATGAGCTGGTTATCCGTTCATGATGTGGAAACTATTGATGCTTCTACAAGCCAGCCAACGACACCCGCAAAAAGTTATATTGTAAAACAAGGTGATACACTTAGTGGCATTGCATCAAATTGGGGTACAAACTGGCAAGAATTGGCTCGTCAGAACAGTTTATCTAATCCGAATATGATTTACTCTGGTCAGGTTATTCGCTTCACAGGCGGTCAATATGGGGCTACAGCACGAACTTACACTGTACAATCTGGCGATAATCTTTCATCAATTGCCAGTCGTCTTGGAACGACAGTTCAAAGTCTAGTTTCAATGAACGGTATCTCAAATCCTAATTTGATTTATGCTGGTCAAACATTAAACTATTAA